TGTATCCTAAGAAACAATCTTTTTAGTAATATCTTCACCTAAATGAGGAAGTAAATCTTGTCTTAAAATTTTTTCTAAATACATCTTCTTCTGAATTTCTGCTAATTTTTCATCTGATTGACTTATACGTTTATTTTTTTTTAGTTTAGTTATTAAATAGTTAATTGCTTCTTCTTTGTTTCTAATTGGTACGCCATTTTCATCACTTGAAAAAACTACAGATGGTCTAATATAATTTAACATTTTTGTATCTTCTAAATTATTAGCAATATAACTAATAATATTTTGATCTGCTTCAACACCAAGAGCTCTCATCAAAATAAAAAGTGGTATATCAACTAATTGAGAACTTGTACTTACTGTAAACACCCCATCTTTTCTGTTTTTAATAGTTAGGATTTGAAGATTATCAGACCAGTCATTACGTTTTGAATTTATTTGAGCTGAATAAACAATACCTTCTTCATAAGATGGATCTTTTTTAGTAAAAACTAAGATTTTATTATCTACCATTTTCTCCATAGTCATAATAATTTTCTCGGCACCATTAACAATGAAATAACCTCCTGGATCGATTCTACATTCTCCTTTTAAATCTTGTTTGATATTAGTAGAACAATATTTAGATTTAACCATTATTGGAATATTAGCAACAGGAGTTTCTTTTTCTAGATCACTAACATTCTTAATTGTTTTTTCTCCTGTTATTGAATCTACCTTTTCAACAAATTGTTGAACATCTGCTACAACACTTGCAAAATAGTTTAAATGATTTTTTCTTGCATCTGATGGAAATTTAATTTCATTATCATTTTCAAATGTTGAAGGTTTGATTCTTATATTCGAACATTTAAATCCATGCAAATAAATAATTTCCTTGTCAACATTTTCATAAAAATAGTTTGGTTCTTGAATCAAAGAATAAGGAATTATTTCTCCAACAAATTGATGAAATGATGCAAATAAATGATCATATAGTACTTTTGGTTGATTGAAATAAAGTTCAATCAATTTATTAATTTCTTTTTGAATATTCGATGTCATTATTAAGATATATATTCTTTTTTTAGATATTATTTTTTATTCAATTTTTATATAAAACTCTAATTTTTATATAAAAATGATAACTTAACTACTTTTATCTAATAATCCATCTAAAAATTTATTGATATCTTGGTTTGATTTTAGTTGTATATTTGAATTATCATCATTACTAATATATTTAAAAATTTTATTAGTTATTAATTTAGTTGGTGTTAATATAATATAATATAATAATTTATTTTTTAACATTACATATTTAATATTAACATTATTATAAATATTAATTATTTTATTTCCATTAGGATTTTTTTTTATAATATTAACTAATAGTCCAACTTGAAAAACTAATAAATGTAACATTACTTTAATAAAATTGCTTAAAATTATTGTAGGATCTAAATTATTTGAATTTAATATATTATTTCTATAAGTTAAACTTAAAAATGAATATAATAGTAAAGTATTTAAAAAAGTTCCAGTACTCAAGAAAGAATATGAAAAACTAAAAAAAATTAATTGTAATAGTTCCATTAATAATATATATATTATGTGTTTAAGTTAATTATTTTTTACACCCTTGAAGACTTAAAATTCCGATTTTACTCTACAAAAAACTTCAAGGTTTGCTCGTTGCAGAACGTGTAAATTATGATTTTTTTAAAGCGACAACCCTAACTGATGAGTTTTAATGTATTTCTTTTATTATTCTCACCTTATATGCTCTTTTTATAAGAGAAAAGCAGGAACTGCACGAACAATTCATTGTTATTATAATATTTTTTCTTTAAGTCTATTTATAAAAAATAGGCATTTTTACACCCCTTAAGATTTAAAATGAGACAAAAATCTTATTTTATCTAAAAGGTTTATCCATTACATGAATGTGTAAATTATGGTTATGTTTTAGCGACAACTATAACTGATTAGTTTTTTAATCCTTATTATCATATAAGCATAAATGTTTTTATAACGTAATTACCTATATTAAGGGAGTAAATTATAATAGAACTTATAACTATTCATTACTTTTATGAATAATATATGTATATCTATAAGTAGTTTTATTTCGTCTCATTTTAAATCTTCTGCGGTGTAAATTTTCAGGGTATAAAACGCTTATATAGAAGCAATAATAAACTTGAATAAGTTATAGGTATTTATATTTATTTGATTACACCATTGGAACTTAATCCTTTTTAACGGGCATGCATCTAATTGACAACTTAATAATAAGCGGTTATATGCTTTTATTTTTTAAACTACTATATGAAAAGCCTTATAATTTCACTATGAGAGCTTAATAATTTTAGTTGGAATTAATAGGAAATATATAAACCATATTTTTACTGTCTCACTTTTCAGTGAAAAAGGTGTAATCATTATCATATTTTCTTTGTATTTTTGTAGGTGAATCATTCATGTTATTTTATTATATCTAATTTTTTTTATAAATTCTGTTTATTACGACAATATGAAATACTTTTTTGTAATAATTTATTAAATTCATCATTAGTGATTGATCTATCCTTTCTAAATTGCATTAAATATTCTTCATAAACATTGCAAAAATTTAATTTACTACTAGATGGTTTAGATTGATGATATTTTATTGTTGTTTCTGGTAAAGAATTCATGGTATAAGATCTTACAGTTGCAAATTTTTTATCAGTTATATTTTTAATTACAAAATCAACTATTGTTTGATGATATCTATTTAATATAGCAGTAGTTCTCATAATTTTTGAAAAACTTTCTTGAGTTTTAATTATACCTAAAAGTTTACCAACAACAATAGGATTATTAGATTCAAAATTTTTAAATATTTCATTAATCAATAATAAGGTTTCAGTAATATTTTTTGCATATATTAATTCAACATTATTATTAAAAATTATATCATCTTTAGAATATCCTAACAATTTTAATATTTCATTTAATTTAACTAAATTATCAGATATTTTAATACGATTTACTAAATTTTTATAATTATCGTTATTAACTTTAAATTTTGAATTAATATTACTAAATTTATATGGAATTTTATTTAATTTAAAATCACTCATATTTAATTTATATTTTTGTTTTTCTAATTTTAATCTTATATTAATTATCTTATCATTTATATTATTTAATTCAATACCAAATATTTTAAAAAGATTTATTAAATTTGCAAATATAATTGATTTATTTTCTTTCGATATATTTCTCCATGCTGCATATTTTTTATTAAATAATTGATTAATTGTCATATTTTGTTCTCTATCTAAAATTTTACTAAATTTATTTTTTTTAATACATTTTACATTTTTAACATATCCTAATTCATCAAAACCATAAAATAAAGCTAATGATTTTTTTGGATTGGAAGAAAAATTAAAACAACTTTTTTCACTCGTTTTACTACAACATAATTGAGCTTGTAATTTTTCATCATTATTTATTATTTTTTTATTAATTAATTCATAAGTTAATAATAATCTATAATTATGTTTCAATAAATAAAAAATTTTTTGCAAGTTATTAAATTCATTTACATATGGTTTTAATTTACTAAAATCATCCTCATCTACTATATTTTTTATAACCATTTTAATATCACTTACCAAAATACCTATTAATTTTCCAAAATCCTTTTTAATAAATATATTAAAATCTTTATTAGTATTATTCTTAAATTTTGTTAATAATACCATCATATTTTTTTCTAAAACACTACCAAATGATTTTACATTAAAATTTTTAAGATGTTCTGATAAAGAATAAATATTCAAATAATTCATTGGTTTTTTTAATAAGGATGATACTTTTGCACCGTGTTTAAATAATTTTACAGAACCTGTTTTAATTTTTCTCATAGTATTACCTATTTTTTGTGTATAATTTACTATTTCGTTTTTATTTATTACTTTTACTTTTCTTATCCTTAATCTTGGAGATACTGATTTAGCGGTTTTTACAACTTTGACTTTTAGTTTTGGTTTAATTTTATCAAGATAATTATTATAGGATGATTCACAATATTTATTAAAATAATTCTTGCTACAAAATTCGATTTTTGGTGAAATAATTACCAATAATAATTGTTGAAATAAATTCATTATAACTTTTGAATCATTAATAACACACAACATACTATTAATCAAATTATTTATATTAAATGTTGATACAATATCTAATAATAAATTATTTTTTTTGATGTCTAATTCAACCAATGGAGAAATTAAATTATTATTATTAACTATATTTTTAACTAAAATAGTTGCCTGGTCAATTTTATTAAAAGGTATTTTAATATTATTAAAATATTTTTCAAGAGTTAATTTTTTATCAATATAATTAGGTTTTACTAATGGTTCAATAATTTTATTAATATAATTATCTAATCCATATGATGTTATTAATTTTTTATATTGATTTATTATATCTTTTATATGATTATATTGTAAACTCCAACAAATATTAGTAAAATTTTCTTGAAAATTATTTATTTTTTTATAAAGCGTAAATATTACGGTAATTACGACTAAAATTAATAAAAAAATTTTTTTCATTTTATATTTTATATTAGAATTTTTTTAACTTTAAAATAAATAAATGATAGTATAAAACAATTAAAGACAATTTAATTATTTAATATTAATGGATACGAATCTTAAAAGTAATTGGGTAATTTGGTATCATAACGAAAAAGACAACTGGAAACTGTCGGGATATAAAGAATTGTATAAAATAAACAATGCTACTAGTTTTTGGAAATTTTATAATAATTGGGATAAGGTTGGTGGTGTATTAAATAAACATTTTTTTTTAATGAAAGAAAATGTGACACCAATTTGGGAAGATATTAATAATATTAATGGTGGTTGTTGGTCTTTTAAAATCCAAGAAGATCAAGCTGAAGATTTATGGGAAGATTTATCTGTTTATTTAGTATGTAATAAATTATGTCCATGTATAGAAAATGAAATTTTAGGTTTATCTATTTGTCAAAAAAAAAATAATAATACAGTAATTAAAATCTGGAATAAAAATTCTAAAAATAATAGTTTAAAATTAATCAATGAAAATATTTTAAAAAAATGGGGTATGGATATAATTTATATAGCTCATATGCCAGATAATTAATCAGATTTTGTTGGACTTAATACCAATTTTATTTCACCTAAGGCAGCAATTTGATAAGTAATTATAATTGGATAATCATTTTTTAAAAACATTGTAACTTGATTACATAAATTTGTACATTTTGTAAAAATTAATAAAAATTTTAATTCAAATAAACCCTGAACAATTTCATTAGTATTATTTGTTGTTGATATAATAGATAAACCTCCATTTGTTTCTCCTACTTCAAACTCTACATTACCTATTTCACCTTTACCAGAAAAAAATAATTTATTAGAAGTAGCTTTAATTTCTATTTTATCAGTTGAACTAGCCATATCTTTACAATATTTATGAAAATCTTGTGAAGGGAGTGTTATTGAATATGGAAATTGAATTGGTGAAATATCATATGTTTCTTCTTCAATATCCATTAGATTTAATTTAAAAGTTTTCTTTTCTTTTCTTTCAGCACTTTCTAAAATAACTATTAATTTATTAATATCTTCATCATCTACCAACCAAGTCATTGTATCAAAATGACTCATACATTTTAAACATTTTAATAAGTTACCTATATCTATACCCAAAGATAATTTCTTTTTATGATAATTATATTTATAAACTTCAAATTTATCTGCATCCAATCTCATATAAACTAATATTTTACCTGTTTTATTTACTTCTTTAAGAATTACTCCTCCTATTGTTTTTTTTTCACTATCAGATTTTTGATTTTTTTTGGTTATTGTATTATCTGATGACTCACTATTTGAATCTGATTCATAATTATTATTTTCATTATCAGATAAATTATCTTTTGAAGAATCATTTTCAATATAATAAGGATAAAAATCAAAATTAGCATCTGTTAATAATGAATTAATAGCATCTGTAACGATTTTAATGGCTGCAGCTTGAGTTGTTTTAAGTTCTAATATATAAACCATCTATTATAATTATAAAAAACTATTATTCTTTAAAATGTTTTTATTTTAAGTTTAAAAAGAAAAAAATTATAAAAAAAATCTAATTATAGTTATATAAATGGTGAATTCATATGTTTTAGTTAATCCACATATTGAAGGTAGTTTTAAAAATAAAATTAAAGCAAAAAATTCTAATGAAGCAGCTAATATTTTTTACAAAAATTTATCAGAACATTTCAATAATTTTGTACCTAAATTTCATTTTTCTATTCAAAAAGGTTCTTCAGGTGAAGGAAAATATTACCACTTTGAAGTTAAAGAGTCAAAGGAAAATAATGAAGTTACTTTTAAAGTTAAACAAATGAATATTACTGGGGAAGATGAAGTTATTTCTAGCTTTAAAAATAAATTAGAAAACTTTAAAGCTAAATTAAACCAAGATGGTGGTAAAAAAAAGAAGTCTAAGAAATCTAGAAAACACATGTCTGATGATTCAGATTTAGATGATTCATCTGATGATTTCTATCGTCGTGCAAGATCATATATGCCAGTATCTCAACCTATTTACTACTGGTGGTATGATCCCTACCTTTACAGATTAGATTCTATTTATATTCCTACTTTTTATGCATACGTTAGACCTTATATTGAATTAAGTTTAACTTTTTAATTTACAATTAAAACTCATTTTACACACTTGAAGATTTAATTAGAAAGATCAACATTTATATTAAATAATACAAAAAATAAAAATATTTTCTTCTTATTTTATAATGAATAATTTCATATTTATTATATTATTATCTTTTTTTATAATTAAATTTATAATTAGTCATTTATATATCTATAACCAAAATAAAATTTATATAAAAAATGTTAAACATCCTTCCAAAGTTAACTTATCTCAATTAATCTCTAATAATAAATTAAAAAAGCCATTACAAACTAAAAATAAAATTTTAATTATAACTTTTGATAATAGAAATGATAATTATATTACAGCTCATAATAATAATTTAAAAGAATATTCTAAAAAATGGAATATTGATTATAAATTTTTTAATAAATGTGATAAGAATATTTATTGGTGTAAAATTCATTTGATCTCAGATGCGTTGAAAAGTAATAAATATGATTTTGTTATGTGGTTAGATTCTGATACATATGTTAAAAATATGAACATAAATTTATCGGATATATTAAATCAATATAATTCTGATATTTTTATTGCTTCAGATAATAGTAAATTTTCTGATTTAGTAAATGCTGGAGTATTTATTATAAAAAATTCCAAAATTGGCAAACAGTTTATTGAAGAATGTATTTCATCTTTTTATCACGAATGTTTAAATTATGATAATTCTTTGAAAGGACAATGGTCAGGATTTTGTTATGAACAAGGAATAATGAATATTCTAATCGCAAATAAATATAGAAAATATACAACCATTTTAACAAATGATATTATATATAATGGAATTAAATGTGTTGACAATGTTTTTATACTACATTATTATGGTTCAAAGGTAAAAACAAATTATATTAAAAATAGAGATAAATGTTTTACACCAAATAAAAAATTTACACCACCAAAGATTTAAAATTATAAAGAATAAATAAGAGACCTATAATGACTTGTTCTGTTCCTGCAGTTACTACTTTTTTCTTATAAAAAGCATATAAGATAGGAATAATAAAAGAACATATTAAAACTCATCAGTTGTATTAGAAGATGCAATAGTCAAAATTTACATTTTCTTGAAATGGATATACCTTGAAGAACATCATTTTGTCTCATTTTAAATCTTCAAGGGTGTAAAACCGCACCTTTAATTTTTCTTAAAAAAAAATTGATTTAAAAATAAATAAATTTAATATCAATAAAGTAATAATTATGAATAAATATATTAAAAGATTTAACAATATTTCAAAGGCGATTTATGGTAATTTCTTTTCAGATTTGGGGACAACTGAAATTACAGATGACTCAACACTTGAAGATAAAAGTAATTCCTAACGAAGGCATTCATAAAAATTTAGAATATATAATTACAATCAAATTTCAGGAGGAAGGAAACTGGCCTTTGGTTTATATAGATTCTAAAATATTTGATAAAATAAAAACATCTCAATATTTACAAAATAAAGGAAAAGTGGGAATCCATAAAGGCGTTTGTATTAAAAATCTTGGATATGGTTACAATTTTAACAAACATTTTAAAGAATTATGTGATAATAAATGGGAAAATTATATTTATTACTTGATTATCACATTCAATAATATACAAGATTTTGAAAGAGGTAATGGATTTAAATCACAATATAAACAAATATTATCAATATAATATGTGTCATAATTATAAAAAGATAGATAAAATTATCTAACATAAAAATAAAAATTTGAACTCTTTTTATTTTTAAATTATAATTTCTTAGTGTTTCATTTTTTATTTTAGTTTTTGGTATACTCTTTTCCTGTATTCTTTTAGTTTTTGTAAATAATTCGCACCATTATTCATAACTTTTTCTTTATTTTTTTCGTAATATTTTTTTATCTTTCTTATAATTCATTTATGAGTTGTTTTAACAATTCATTTTTTATTAAACTATTATAACTAAATATTTTTACACCCTTGAACATTTGTTATTAAATCGGTATTTACATCCTTGAAGATTTAAAATGCCGATTTTACTCAACAAAAAACTTGAAGGTTTACTCGTTGCAGAGCGTGTAAATTATGATTTTGTTAAAGCGACAACCCTAACTGATGAGTTTTAATGTGTATCTTTTATTCTTCCTGCCTTTTATGCTCTTTTTATAAGAGAAAGCAGGAACTGTACGAACAAGTCATCATAGACCTCTTACTATTCATTATTATTATAATATTTTTTCTTTAAGTTAATTTATAAAAAATAGGCATTTTAAATCTTCAAGGTTCTAAATATTTATCTATTTTATATTATAGTATGGATAAATACAATAATTTTGATGAAGTTATAGTTTGGAGTGATAACAAAAACATTATAAAAAAAGTAAATAATAAACCAGTTAAAAAATTCACTCCAAATTATCTAAGTAAATCATATACACCATACAAAGGAAACAAACATACAATTCAATCTATAACCAAAAGTATGTTGGCTTTATTATTTGGAGTTGCTATTCAAAATAATCATATCACTATTAAAATTCTAAATGAACCTATTCATAATTATTTTGATAATTATTCATTAAATAAAAAAATAAAAGTAAAACATTTATTAACAATGACGAGTGGTATAAAGTGGAATACCAATTATGATGATCCATATAATACTACATTTCAAATGGAAAGAAGTAAAAACTGGATTAAATTTATTTTAGAACAAAAAATGGCTGACAAACCTGGAAAGAAATTTCATTATAAAGATGGTGATACTGTTTTGTTAGGATATATTTTTGAAAAAATAATTAACAAATCTGTTGATAAATATGCCAAAGAATATCTATGGAAACCATTAGGTATTACTGCTTATTGGAATAAAATAAATGGCATAGCAGACGTAGAAGGTGGATTATATATGTCTTCTAAATCATTATTAAGAATTGGTGAGTTAATATTAAATAATGGTAAATATAATAACAACCAAATAATTTCTCTCAAATATTTTAAACTGATGGTTAAAAATCATATGCCTAAAAAAGAATTTTTTGGTTATGGATTTCAATGGTGGCTTTACAAAAAAGTTATATTTTGTTGGGGTTATAAGGGACAATATTTAGTAATTATACCAAATAAAAAAATTATTGGAGTAATGTTTCAATGGTCTAGTGAAAAGGAAATACAACCATATGAATTTATTAACCAAATAAACAATAATATAACTAAAATACAGTAAAAAATCTTCTAATAAAAAACATAAAAAAATCGGCATTTTAAATCTTCAAGAGTATAAAAATACCATAAAACAAGTCAAGAAAGAAAATTATAAAAACTATTTTGATAATGCTTATAATAAAGATGCCTATAAAGATTATGTTAAAAAAGATTTAACATTAAAAAGGAAACCAAAAAATTATAAAGATTAAATTTTATAAAAGTATTTTATATAAAAAAGAACAAGATGAATTAGTTGACACCTTAACAAAATCATATTTTACACGCTTTGCAACGAGCAAACCTTAAATATTTTTTCTGTTGCCACAGGCACCTACGGTGAGTAAAATCGGCATTTTAAATCTTCAAGGGTGTAAAAAAGTAGGCGTATTAAATGTGCAAAGGTGTAATATTTATTAAATATACAACATAACTGTACTGAATTTTTATCACGGTTGTTGATTATTTTGTTTTCTGGTTTAACAAAGGTATGATGTTATAATCAATTAACAAGAATTTTCTTTTTATATCTTTTGGTTTTTGCTTTTGTTGGCATTACACCTTTTTCACTGAAAAATGGGACAGTAAAAAAAGTAGTAATTGCACCCTTGGAACTTAATCCTTTTTAATGGGCATGCATCTACTTGACAGCTTAATTATAAGCGGTTAGATGCTTTTATTTTTTTAAACTACTATATGAAAAGCCTTATAATTTCGCTTTGAGAGCTTAGGAATTTCAGTAGGAGTTAATAGGAAATATATAAACCATAGTATAACTAATATTAACAAAACTTTAAATATTTTTACTGTCCAATTTTTCAGTGAAAAAGGTGTAATAGTAAAAAATGTGTAATATTAATTCAATTTTGATAATTTTTAATTTATTTTTTATTAAAATATAAATAAATAAATAGTACTGTAATAATTAATAATACTATAATTAAAATATCTTTCATTCTTGATGCATCAGCTTTTTTACACTCTTCAGCTTTTGGACATTTTTCAGCTTTTTTAATATTACATACATTTGGACTAAATTCAAAAACATTATGTTCATTAAATATACATCTATCAGTAGGTAGTAATGTTAATAATTCTAAAAATACATGAGATATAAATTTAATTTCATCATCTTTTGAAAAATTATTAGGACCAACTTTTTTAGTTTCTGTAATAATTATAGATATAACAATTGTTCTCATTACAATACTAATTAAATTTGCTATTTTTAAATCATCATTTTTTTCAGATACTATTTTATCTAAAATATTATTCATTCCATTAAATATAATTTTAGATTTATCATCATCAGCAAAGAGTTTTGAAATGAAATTAACAAATTCTTTTTTATCATTAGATAATAAAATTTTTGGAATTATAATTTCTGCTATTTCTTTATTATTCGATTTATTTGTTTTTATAGTTGAATTTTTTATATTAACAAATTGTTCTGATATTTCTTCAAAATTTTCAAAATATACAGTATTTTCAAAACCTTCAACAGGATTCATTTTTATAGGATCATCTAATAACATTGCCAAACCCATATTTGAAATCATTAATATACTTATTCCTGTACCCATTTTAAGACTGTTTTTTAAAGATTCTTCTAATTTATAATTATTTTTTGATAAAAGATTTAAATAAGATTTAATTAATAAATCTAAATTATAATAATTTATTTTAACTTTTAGAGTTCCATATTTATTATAATAATTAATCAATTTTATTTTTTCTTCATTTGATATACTTTTATTTTTAACTTCAATATTAATTACTTTATTATTTGAATCTATTTTTGCTATTATACCACCCATTATATTATATTATCAGATAAATTTTTTTGAAATATTTTAATTTAGATTATTTATATATTATAATTAATTCAAACATTTTTTCTTATAATATTTTCAGCATCTGAATAATCTAAAAAAATCATATAATTGCAGACACTATTTTTATTTTGATTCATATATTTTGTTAAAATAAATTAGATCACTAACAATTGTCGATTTCTAACTCAGTTGTTGGATCAATAAATGGTTTAGATAATTTTAGTTTAATTTATTGATTCTTTTGGATAATAATTTTCTAAATAATTATAGATTGCTGTACTAGTTGTTGAATCAGTAATATTATCAGAATAAATAAATATTAATTTATTTATTTTGTTTGTTTTCAGAAGTTATTCCTTTGTATTCATTTTTTGAAGCTGACATAAATTGTCCGGTTTTGGAATCGCGTTTTATAAAAGTATTAGTATGTGAATTATATAATTGTGAGCGCTCTTTTACTGCACCAATACGATATCCATCATTGGTATTTTTAGCCATTAGTTTGAATAAATGTTAATCAATGTTATAAATAATCAATTTTTGTATAAAATATTGAAATTATAAGTAATTAATTTTTATTATAATTATATAATGCCAGAATTAAAGAATGAAATCTTTATTAAGAATATTGTAGATCCTAAAACTGGAAAACAAGTAAAGAAAATCTATCAAATTAAAATATCTAAAATAAATAGACTAGTAGAACCATTAGTATGGGAATATTATAAAAATCGCGCAAATACATCCATTAGTGATATCTATAAAAAATTTAATGGATATCAACTAAAGTTTATCTATTTCGGTGATCCTGTTATTTATACTATTAATACAATTGATAATTATGAACAAATAGATAATTTACCTAATAATTCTACACTAAAGAAATTAAAAGAAACTCAAACATTAAATCAAGAATTAAATAAATAAACCTTAGTTTCTTTTTTACTTTAACTGTATCGTTTAGCATATATATCTTTTTATTTTCTATATTTTGTAAAATTATCGAAAGTTAATCTATTTTTCATCTGAATCAACATATTCAACGATATTATTATGATAACAACATTTTGTGTTTATATTATTTCTTTATATTAAACTAAAAATAATTTAATATATAGAATGTGATGTAAAATCCATCTATAATTTAATTGCTGTATGCAGTACCTGCCATACCAGACATCACACGAAGAACGTTGTAATTTTGAGTATATATGTTTACAAATGAAGATTGAGAGCTTCCTAACCAATTTGAGGTGTAGTTTGTAGAAGTGTTGTTGTATAAACCAACTTGAATTTGTAAAGTGGCATTATCGATACGAGAGAAGTTGCATGTACCAGTTGGTTGATGATCTTCAGCTTTGAGAGCAAAAGAGTATACGTTTACACCATCAGCAGGAGTGTTAGAGAAGTGTTGATAGGGTTGAACATAGTTAAAGTAGTTTCCATCTCTGTCTTGGAAACGATCATGACCATTTAATTGTAATTTGGCACTGTAAACAGGATTATCAGAACCATTAACAAAATTACCATAATTAAAGTGGTCTACAACATTTAATGATGCTAAATTAGCTACAGCTAAATTAACTCCATTGGCTACTGTTAATTGAGAAACAGTATTAGATAAATCTTCAAAATTTAAATCGTTTCTTACAATCACCATATTATTTAAAACTTCATTTAATAAATCACTATTGGTTGATCCTGCTACAACTGTACCTACAACTGGAGCAGATTCGGTATTTGCATCACCACCAAGGTTTGCTAAATTTGCAGGAGCTGCGGCTTTAATATTTAATTTAACTTCAACTTTTGCTAATAAAGCAGTTACTAGTGCATTTGGAGTTGCAATGGTATCAGTTTCAATTAAATCACCAAGAGCTGCAGCACCGGTTTTCCTAACTGTGACAGTACCTGCAGCCCCGGCAGATGGTAAAGTTACATTAACTGTAAATCTAGTACCAAGATATAAAATCTTGGCAAAACGATCAGAAGCTTCTTTCCAAGTTGTAGAACCGGCAGCCCAAGCAATCCAGTTTTGACGAGTAACATGTCTTTCAAGATGGGGAACCCATACTAAGTATTTGCAGGGATGGTTGAAGTTAAGTCTGTATTTGGCAGTAGCAGCAGTTAAAGATTCAGAACC